TTGCTGTTAGCGAAACGGTTAGCATGATTCAGTCGAGCCTTATATATCAATGGTCTGCTGCTCCGAATCAGGGGATTCCTTATCCCCCGATCCGTCACGCTCCGACCTGGCACCATACAATCCGGCCAGCATCTCCGGGCTGATCTGGGTTTGCATCATCACCCCGGCAACCTTGTGATTGCTGTGGCTTGCCCAGTCGCCGGGGAAGCGGCGCTCTAACACTTCCAACGCTAATCGTGGGTTCTTTTGGAAGCCTTTGCGCACCACGCCGTACAGTTCGTCCTGGGCAATTGCTTCCGCATGCGCAAGGGCGTGGCGCATGTCACCCCACTTACCTTTCCACTTACTCAACGTCTCGCGACTGACTCCGGCTAATTGCGCTGCCCTTCCTTCCGGCAGCCCTATCGCTACGTTGCGCAATATCGCCTCCACATTCTGAGAGGTGTACTTGCTGATTGCCTGTGCCCTTCGATCTCCCTTAATCCTCTGCGCCTCCTCCTTCACGCTGGCAGGAATAAGATCCTTCACATCGATACTCGATGGATCGGGCATGGCGATGATTGCCTTGGCAGCCGTCAGTGAGTTGCCCGGTTTCTTCTTCGGCTTCACTCTCTTCTTCGCCTTCGGTTCGCTTTCTTCATTTTCATTCATAATTCAAAATCCGGTAGAGGTATGCTGGTAGTATACTCCCCCCCCCCCTTTAGGGGGGGGATTTACTACCCGCTACCTGGTAGTAAACTCTGGTAGTGGTAGTAAATAGTTTACTACCACCTTAAACATTGGCCTCATCTCCCTCACTTTGTCCACCTGTGTCCACTGACATTGGCTTGTAAATCCTTCCATCCTTCCGGGTCAGGCTGCCTTCTTTGGTGTAGTAAATGATCGCTTGCTTGACGGCACCGGCGGTTGGTTCTTTCCCGATCTCATCGAAGTATCTGCTGGAGAATAGATTCATGGCTTCACTTTGGGTGAGTCCTTCGTCGGGCCATTGTCTGAGCATACTTGCCCGGAAGCTCGGTCTGCCCGCTTCCCTCTTCTCTGGCGGTTCATAGTCTGATGGCAGCCAACACAAACCCTGATCGCTATGTTCCAGGTGGATGAACTCACTGGCGGTTGAGTGTTCGTGGTGCATACCTGACCTCTTCCCCCGCTTGGCCGCGGTGAGGCGGAACGTGCCCTCCTCGCCCCTTTCACCCTGCAAGACCATGATTGCCCTTGCCCAGTTGGTGAGGACGCTAGAACCTAAACCAGCGTACATTAAATCGGCTGTAGTAAATCCCCTTGTATCGCTGGAAGTCTTCGGTTTACCGGTGTGGTGAATGATGTGGAAGAGTGTTCCGGTGTCTTGGGCTATCTCATCTATTTGCCCGGTGAAGATGGCGATGTCCTCGGCGCTGTTGGAGTCTCCACCGAGGTAGCATAGGAGGGGATCGATCCACACCATGTCAGGTTGGTAATCAGCGAGTAGATTGCGTAGTGCGGCGAAGAACTCGATGCCGGCCTTGTTGACCATCCTGACGATGGTGACCTTCTCGGTGACTGCCTGGAAATCTATCTCAGGGCATTCGGCGGTTAAACCTTTGTGAACACCTTGGACGGTTTCGGCTACATCCCCGAAGTTATTCTCGGCTTGGATGATGAGTGAGGTGTACTTGCCCTTGGGTTGGATGCCGAAGAACGGTAACCCTGCTGCCCAGGTCATGGCGGCTTGCAGTGTGAGGACACTCTTGCCTAACCCGGATGAACCTACCCACACACATGAACCGCCTTTTGATAACCATCGGCTGCCCAGCATGTTGTCGGTATCCTTGGTTGGGTCGAAAGCCAATAGCTCGGTCCAATCCATTGCACCGGGTAAGCGGGGTGCGTTTGGGTTCTCATGGATGGTGGCGGTTTCCAGTGCATCGATGAGGTCATGCCCGGTGGCGCCCGCCTTCACCCAATCATTAACATCCTTATGCTCGCTCGGTGTTGCGGCGATGTGACATCTCGGATGGATCTCGGTGAGGTCATCCACCCACTTGAGTGCGGGTGAACTGTCATCCTTGATGGGATCATTTTGCGGGAATAGGTAGACCTTGCTCTTGGCTGGAATTAAGCCGGCACACTTCCTAGCACCCTGAGCGCCGCGGGTGATTAGGATGCTGGAGATTGCGCTGGAAGTGGTCGCCCACTTGGTCACATCCATGAAAGCGAAGGCGTCCCATTGGGATTCAAACACGATGACATGATCGGCGTGATCCCCAATCCACCAGGGTGAACCTTTCCCGCCGAGTATCCTCCAGCCTTTATCCTTTGAAAAACAGTGGGCGCCATCGGCCTTTCCGTTTGGCGTGGTCCTGGGGTTATGTTGGACCGGGAAGGCGAGTTGACCTTGGACAACGCCCACTAAATTTGATTCGTGTAACCAATCGACAAAGTCAGGCGTTAACCCGCGCCACTCAGCTAATCGATTCCGATGTGCCGGCTTGAAGGCTGCCTTTGCCGCTACCCAGTTAATACGTTCCTGCTTTGGGTTCAACACCGGGACGGCATCACCTTTGCCGGCCAACTCCTTGAACTTACGAATGGCCTCGGTCTGTGAAATGCCTAGTGCGACCTGGATGAACTCAACCTCATCCCCTCCGCCGCACCCGGCGTGACACTTCCAACTCCACTTGCCGCCTTCCTCCCAAATACCGAAGGAGGGATTCTTGTCATCATGGAAGGGGCAGTTGGTGGATCTCTGGATTAGAGATTCATCGTACCCCAAAGCTGCCACCACCTGTGGCAAACCGAAAACTCTTTTAACTTCACTTAACTCAACGCTCACGCCATACCTCCATACCTGTATAATTTCCTCTGGGCGTTTCAACCCAGACTTTGACCAGGCAATGCCTGATGTCACCTCTCCTCATATCTTCAATCACCTTCAGCCACAGATGCCCTTGGCTTTCCCGGTAGGGTCGGGTTAGCGGGTAGTACCCCGCGTCCTTCGCATCACCGATGGTCTTGAACTCGATCATGTCATCGCCAATTTCACAATCATCCACACCACTAACATCAGCAGCAGAAAATCGATGATCAGGTTAATCCTTTTCACACAACTCCTTGTGTATTTAATTCTCCTTCAAAACTGTGTAGCCCTTTGGCGCCTCACCCCGGAGGGCGGCATCGGCAATATTCCAGCGGCGTGAGAATCTGCGGTCCTTGATCGCCAACATACTCTTCACCCGATTCACTCCGTGCATTGCAGTGGCGTGATCCTTTTTGTGAAACGCACGGGCGATTGCTTTGAAGGTGTGTCCGCGCTCGCGCAAGAACCACATCGCCAATTGCCGCGCCTCGCACACATCAATTGCACCGCGCCAGTGGCGGGTGAGATCGCGGGCCTTCACCACAAACGCATCAGCACATGCACCGGTGACCGTCTCAAGTTCAGCCTTCGGCACCTTCACATAGAATCCAGGTTGCCTGAACCTCATATCCCTGCCTCCGGGTAATAGTTCTTTTGCAGTTGCCAGATCTCAGCGGCACGGCGGAAAATATCCCAACCGCGTTTCGTCTCCTGGGCAGTCCATAATTTCTCGACGGGTGCCGAGGGTTCATTGGAATCGATTACCACATTCAGGCAGGGAGGTTTGTCATCCACACACTCCCGGTAGGCGGCCAATTGGTAATTCCAACTATCGTAAAAGTTGGGTTTGCCCTTCTTAAACTTCTGCGTCTTGAAGTCGATGACCACCTTTCCATGCGTAGCGTGAATTGCCACGAGGTCCATCGTGCCGGCGTATGAGTGATCGTGATTCACTACTGTCTCCTCACTGCTAATCACCTCAACGATATTCTCGTCGAACCATTCTCGGTAATTTTCGATCCAAGGGGCAGTATCGCCATGAGCTTCGTGGATGTTGTGGGCGATCATGTTCCGATTGAATTGATCAATCTCAGCGTGGACGCCGGACCCGAACTCGCGGGCCACCTTGCCAAACTCTTCAGCATCCGCCCGCACTCGCGCACCATACGCCGGCCAATCCTCAACGTCCTGCCGCGGCACAGTGTAGCTCGCTTCAAGGATGATGTTTTGCATCCAAATATTCAGCCCGCGGTTTACCAGCACATCCCCTATGAGCGAGGTCACCGATGGGTAAAGGTTCATCTTCCGCGCATCGCGCAGCGTTGTGTTTCGCTCGGCACCATTCGCGCCGATCACAGTGTGGCAGGTCTTGCCATCACCCAAGTACCAGTGCGCGTTTGTCCGCGGCTTAAATATTCTTAAATCGTCCATAGTTTTTATATTTTAAGGTTAAAGGAAACCCGCCCCCCAGCGTCAGAACCGGTTCTCACCGGAAGGAG